CCGTTGGACGCCGTCGTGGCGAACCCGCCGTTCAGGATCTTGTGCGCCTGCACTTCCATCTTGTGCCGGGCCGCGTAGGCCAGCTCCTGCGTCATCTTCACCATCACGCCGTACAGGTCGTCTTCCTGCATCTCCTCGGTAATGCGGAACCCGAGGCCGAACGTGTAGGTGTTGTAGCGCACGGTGTTGCCTTCGACGGGGATGTCGTACTGGATCGCCTGCCCCTCGGGCTTCTCCCCGAAAGTTCCCAGCGAGGACACCTGGAGGTCGTCGAAGTACCTCCCTCCCGCCGGCCCACCGGCCTGACTCGAGGGAGTGCCGTTGATGATGTTGAACAGTTGTCGCATCTCGAGCGGCACCGAACGGAGGGTGTCGAAGAAGACCTTCCGAAGTCCCGGTGCGACCAGATGCGCGAACCCGCCGGTCGATGCTACTGCCATGTTCGTACCTCACGCAGGGTCGTCGTCGTGGCGCTGTGGCCTGCTGCGCTGCCAGCCACCCGCAGGGAGTCGAAGCGTCGTGTCGGCATCAGGACGTGCCGAGGAACTGAATCCAGTTGGGGAGGAAGTTGAACAACACGCGGCCGTTGGTGTCGCCCAGTTCGGTGCCGCGGGCAGGCCGGTGCGTGAACACCCGGACATTGGCCCCCGCCGTCACGTTGACGTCGAGGTAGACCTTGCTGTCGCCCGTGTCGTGGTAGAGGCCCACACACTGTCCCAGGTCGGTCTGCGCCAGCGTGTGGTTCGACCCGTTGGTCTTCACGTTGCCCTCGAAGAGCACTTCCGGGGTGATCAGGAAAACGGACACCTCGGTGCCATCGGTCTGCGCCGTGGCGCTGTTGTGGCCGTCCTCGGCGGCGATCCCGTAGGCGACCGAGTAGGTCATCGCCCCGCTGGCCGTGATCTCGGCAACGAACCCGGACGAATTGATCTCAACGAGTTCGCCCTTTTTGAACGTCTGGCTATCGGCTTCTTTGAGGGACAGACGCGGCGGGGGACCGCCGGTCAGGGTCATTACCGCACGTACTGCCTGTTCGGAGATCGTCGCCATATCACTTGTCCTCCTCGAAGGTGATGTCCTTGTGAGGCTTGCCGCGCATCTCGTCGCGGTACAGCCGGTTGATGTTCTCCTTCGCCTCTTCGACGGCGCCGACCTCGAATCTCTCGGCTTTCACCTTCGACATGGCGAGTCGCTCGATGTACTTGTCGTGTGACGTCTCGGCCAGGACCAGATCCTCGCCCAGGGTGATTGCGCCGTCGCGGACGTAGCCGTGCGGGGCCTTCACCTTGGACTTGGGATCGACGACGTCGTATCCCTGCGCCTTGCGGGCGGCCATCCCACGCTGGCGGTTGTTGATCCAGCGGTAGTGCTTGCCGGGGTCTTTGCCCTGCACCTCGGTGCGGTCTGCGCCGAGCTCACCGCGCCTCATGCGGTCGCGGATCTCGCGGGCCTTCTTATCGACCTCGTCTTCCAGAACTTGAACGCTCACACTCTGCTCCTGACTTTGCCGGTCTTGGCGTCGCGGAACCCAAAGATGTCCTCGCTGTAGGCGGGCGAGGCGGCTTTCAGGTAGTCGTCGGCACTCAGGCCGAAGACCGTTGCGATACGGTTCTGCTCGCGGTCCAGCGCCACGCGCTTCTGTGGCCGTCCGCCGGAGGGCACCCCGGCTGTCGCCGCAGGAGCCTCCGGTCGCACGGTTGCCGTGGCCTGGGGGGGTTGAGGCGGCTCGGTAGAACCGTCTACTTGCAGCCCTTCCCGCCCTTGCCCTTCTTCTTCGTCTTCTTCACCGTCGTCCTCCTCCGCTCGTTTTGCCTTCTGCTCGGCCAGTCGCGCCTTTACGCGCTCTTCCACTTCCTCGTCAGCGTGCAGCGCCTTGACCGCCTTGTAGGCCGCTTCCCACGCCTGCGGCATAGCGGCCAGTTGCGGGCCCTGCTGCGCCAGCATCTGCACGATCTCGCCCTCGTACTTGGCGAAGTCGGCGTACTCCTTGCGGAAGAGCCGGCGGTTGGCCTCGGTCTGGCTCTGGTAGTACTGCTGCACCACCGGGGCCACGCCGGAGCGGTAGCTTTCCTCGACCATCTTGCGCACGCTGTCCTGCGTCAGTTCCCCGTCGTCTGCCAGGGCGGCGGGCTGCGCCTGCGGTTGATCGCGCTGCGACAGGATCGTCGCAACGGTCTGCATGTCGCGCTGGTACGCCTGGGTCAGCGCCGCGACCTGCTGTTTCAGCTCTTCTGTCTCGTCAGTCGGCATTCAGTTCGTCTCCTCGTTTCCCCCCACGGGCCGCCTCTCGAATTTCCTGCATTGTAGATTGCAAAAAGTTGTTTTCAATCACTGCCCCTCGGAGTCGTTGATATTCGGTCACGATCTCATCCGAAGTCTTGCCTTCCAAGGTGATTATCCGCTCGACAAGGTAGCGAGACCGCTGTTCCACCGTACTTTCGAGGGATTTCCACATCTCCTGCCAGTCCCTCACTGCGGACCCCCGAGTCCCTGCGGCGGCATCCCTTCCTCAGGCGGCATCCCGGCCATTTCGGGCGGCATCTGCTGCTGAGGCATCATCTGCTGGCGGGCCATCTGCATCGCAGACATATCGGCCATCTGGCCGATGGTCTCACCGATCAGGATCGAGTCGAGATCGTAGGTCTGGTGCGCTTGAAGAACACGCTGGATGAGGACGTCGGCGGCCCGTGCCATCGAACCGGCCAGCGACTTGATCTCGGGTGGCGTCTGCGGCGACGAGATCAACTGCCCCAACTGGAAAAGCTGCGTAAAGTAGTTGGTCATCAACTGGAACAGCGCCAGTGTGCTCTGCTTCTCGACCTCGCGGTTGACGGCGGCGGTAGCTACGTTCAGGCGCATCGTCAGCATCCCCAAGATGTCCTCGGGTTGGTCGATTGCCTGACGCACCCGCTGGCCCAGCTCGATGCCCAGAACGGACTCGGGGGAGCCCGCCTGCGTCATTTCGGGCAGGCCGTGAGTCTGCCACATCTCGACGACGTGGTTCCCCTGCTCGCCAAGGGCGCGACGAAGCTCCGCGATGGTCAGGTCGAAGCGTCGGGATCCTTCCTGCAAGAGCGCCATCGTGGTCGTGGCGGCGGCGCGACCCGTTGCCGAGGACTCGCGTCCCATCGACATATCGGAGATGCCGACGCGCCTCTCGGCCATCGACATGGTGACGTGCTCTTCCTGCATCGAGACGATGTAGTTCTGCCCGAAGCGCAGCTCGCGGATGTCATTGGGATCTTGCAGCAGAAAGATCTTGCCGGGGAACAGCTTGGTCTGCTCGGTGATGCCCGAGCCGCGCCGGGCGGCCATGACCGTCGTGTTGGCGATGTGCGCGTTGTCCCGGCGCTGGTTGTGGATGGTGGTTAGCTCTTCCTGGTACTGCTCGACCATCTCGGGCACGCCGATGCCGTCGAACTCGCCTTCGATCTCGACGAAGGGGCAGGCGACGAACGGGCGAATTCCCTTGATGTACGGGTTCGGGCGGAAGCGGGCGACGATCCGGGTCGGAATGTGGAGCGAGAGGACGTGTTCCTCTGGGAAGCCGTCGCCGTCCATGTCCTCGGCGTACCAGACCTGCCAGATCTCCCACATGGGCTCGGACGACTCGACCGTCTCGCCGGTCAACCCATCGACAGCCGTGTCGTCGGGTTGGTTGATCAGCTTGTCGTAGTCGGACTCCGACAGATCGAAGAATCCAGTGTCGAGCATCGACAGCAGGTCCGGCTTGGAGAAGCGTTGCCGGCAGGCGACCCAGGGGGCGCGGGGCCCGTCGTTCTGATCGTTGATCCGGTTGAAGCCGTAGGGGATCAGAAAGTCTCTGCGGGGAATCCACTGCGAATAAGGTCCGACCACGCGGCCGACTGTCTGCGGGCCTTTCTGGCCGGGAATCGTGCGGTAGTACTGGCGGTCGCGCCACCCGGTGTAGAGAATGCCCGTGCCCAGCTTGCACATCTCGAGCACCATCGGCTTGACGGCGCGGTACTGATCCCAAACATGCTGCCGGGACCAGTCGAGGAAGCGTTCCATGCCCTTGGCCGTCTCGGTGTCGGTCGAGACAGGCTCGACGACCCAGTGCGGCTCGATCTGGAAGACCGACTGCATGATCCGGGCGACAATCGAGTCCACGTAGATCGCGGACAGGTTGACGACGAGATTGCTGCTGTCGGGCCAGGGGTAGTTCTTGGTCTGCGAGCGCGGCTGGCCGGAGTAAAGCTCGCTCCACTTCTGCCACTGCTCTTCTTTCTCCTGGCGGGACTCCAACTCCTCGCAGATGCGCTCAGCGAAGGTGTTGGCGGACTTCTGGACGGCAACGGTCACTGCCATGTCGCAGATTGTAGCACGGGCCTCGACTCGTCGATGACCTCAACCGCGTCGTGAAGAATCCAGTTACGGTGTTCCATGCAGATCTTCTGCGTGCAGCACATCCAGGCCAGGGTCTTTGCGTGCATCCGGTCGGCAACAAACGGAAGGCCCGCCGACTCGACGACGGTCAGATCATCCCCGACTCGGACGTAGCCGTAGATTTCCCCGTGCTTGTAGATTGCATATAGGCCGGAAGTCACGGGGATGCGAAAGAACCGCTTGTGCTTCTTGTGCCGCCGGGTCATTTTTTCTGACAACCTTCAGCAGAATCCAAGAACAAAGCTCGACTCTTTTCCTCTGGATATGGGGCGGGGGCCCCGGATGCCAGGGAACGTCTGGATTGACTCTGTATCCACCGGATAACTTGGCCGGCGGAACAGCGGAGTCAGCCGTCTCCGAGAAGAAACGAACGGAGATAAAGCGGACACGAAAGACAAGTGGTGTCGCCGGAAATTGGGCCCCTCTGTAAGGCCCCACGAGACTCTTTGGGAGTCTCTTTATCCGTCGTTTTCGGATTCCCCGTGGACATCCGCAGGGTTCCTCCGCTGGGAACGGAGCCCCCCCTATCCGCGACCTGACTACCCTTGTTTCCCATGACCTATATCCGGGTCGCG